ATCTCATGAGTGCAACGGGCGAAGCCGCTGTCGCAGCCCGCGTCTCCCACCCATAGCAGCACTGGGCGCTCCCGCACGGGCGGGGGCGCGGAGGGCTTGGCCGGGCCGGTGTAGACGTAGTCCGGGCCGCCCCACAGGGGCATCCTGACGCCCCGGCTGCCGGGTGTGAGCGTGCTGGCCACCTCGGCGTGCTGCACGAAGCTTGGCACGGAGGCCAAGATCTGCGGAATGCGGAGCGCCTGCAGCCAATAGCGCATCGCCAGATCGTAGGCCCCGGTGCTGACTCCGCCGTCCGGCCCGGTCACGGTCGGGTTCTTTTCGAGGTAGGCGATGAGCCCCGGCGCGAACTTCACATCGAGCGCGAACGCCTGCGTGCAGCAGAACACGGACGTCGGGTAGTTCCAACTCGTGAACTTCTGCATGGACCGGATCTTCGGGTGGGGCACCGAGAAGGAATACATCGGAATCGAGGGCCGGGCATGGTCCGTCAACCAGCGCTCGACGCTGCCGAACAGGTCCTTGCACGGCTCGATGTCGTCCTCCAGAAAGAGAATGAAATCGGAGCCAACCTGCAGCGCCCGGTGCAGGCCCTCCTTCAGCGCGGAGATGACGTTCTCCGTGGCCGTTCGCTGGTTGGAGCAGAGGACGTTCACCTCGGGCATGCCGAGCGGATCGTCCGCGTGCGACCTCTGAATGAGATCCAGTGTCCTCTTACAGATGGTCTCCCGAGCGGGAGTGGTGATCATGACCGCCGTGACTGTGAACTTCTCCTTCATGCCATCCTCGCAGCGATGAGCAGCACCGACGTGAACGTGGCGTTGCCGAGCTTCAGGTTGAGGTGCGGTTCGAGTTGGAACGGCTGGTGATCGACGTAGGCGTCGTGCGGGTGCGTGCCCGGCGTCAGCAGGATCGGCCACAGGCGGTTGCCCTGCTGCGCCACCAGATGCGTGAGTTCGATCAGGTGCGCCCCGGTGAACACGCAGAGGTTCTCGGCCTCGAAAGGCGTCCCGCCGATCAGGAACTCCGTCGTGTGCGCCGCGATGCCGCCGTGCTTCAGGCAGCGCATCTGGTTGAGGAAGAAGTTCATCCCCGCCCGCACCCCGCCAAGGTGCTCCAGACACGACGTGGACCACGTGAAGTCGAACCGGCCGTGCAGGCCGATGGGGATGTCCCGCATGTCCACCGGCTGGTAGGCCACGTTCCGGTCGAAGGTCGGCTTGCTGGTGATGCCCTCGTAGGGCAGGTCCGCCAGCGCCGCAGCGTGCTGCGCCGTGTTCCACACGCCCGGCGCGGGTCGGTCCGTGGCTACCACCGAGGCTCCCTGCTCCGCGAACCAAGCCGGGAGGCGCTCCTTGCCCACCCCGAACCCGAGGACGTTGCGCGGGTGCCCGCTGCCGAACCGATCCACGAACGCCTGCGCGATGCTGCAGTGCTCCCACAGCTTCCGGTGGATCTTCTTGAAGGCGTCGAGTTCCTTCATGCGGGCCTCGAACCACGGCTCGTCGAAGTCCGAGCGCCGCACGCGCCGGGGCCCAAGGCCACGGTGGAACAGGAAGCGCTCGAAGTCGTCGGGGAAGTCGAAGTCATCGGTGCCGTCGTCGGGGATCTCCACGTGGTGGCCCCAGTCCCGGATGTCGTTCGGCTCCGTGTCCACCGGGTGACCCGTGAAGGCGCAGTAGGCGGGCCAGTCGCTGCCGGGACCAGCCCGGTGCAGCGCGTCCGCGTAGACGTCGTGGTCCTCGGGACCGAAGGAGCAGCCGAACATCTCCGCGCCGGGCTTGCCTGTGGCTGCGCTTGGCTTCAGGCGGGCGAAGTGCGTCCAGCCGAGCCCGTGGTCCTTGACCATGATGTCGGCCGCCGCCTCGGTGAGATACACGTCACCGAGCACGACGAGCGTGCGGTCTGTCAGATGCCAGAACGGCCGAGTCGCCAGCCGCGCCATCGCGTTGCTGGACTCGTAGGGGATCGTCACCGTCCGCGCCCCGAGTGCGTGGTAGGGGTGATGCGGATGGCAGGTGATCACGATGTCGCTGATCCCTCGCGCCTGCAGCAGACGAACGGTGCGGTCGATCAAACGCTCCCCGTTCACCATCGCTTGGTGCTTGCGGACGCCAAGGTAGTTGTTCCACCGGCTGCCGCTCCCGGCGGCCGTGATAATCGCTCTCATGTTGGGCTCCCTTCTTCACGTGCGTTCATTCGTCTTACCCCGCCCGCTGATCTGGCTTTCACCGGGAGCGGGCGGGGCCTTTCTGGTTAGCGCATATCAACCTCTGGTTTGGGGTCTTAGCCCGTGCCAGCCGAGAATACCACAGCCTTACGCGCCAAGCGAGACTTCAGTGATCAACCCGCGCCCGGTCTCCGGGTCCACGACGGCCGCCGGAGTCCCGAGGATGGGTCCCGTGCGCCCGTCAGGAAGTGTAATCCGGTCCTTCGGGTTGATCGCCGGGGAAACGTCCCCAACGATGGTCAGAGTGGCCATCACAGGCACCAGCTTGCCGGTCGAAGTCATGCTCTGCTTCTGCTTGTAATCGACCACCGCACGGAGCGATTCCGCCGCCGAATACGTCGGCGTTCCGGACGTCGTTTGCCCGGTCCACCGCTCCAAGGTGACCGTGGCCTGCACGCCCTTCGTCAGGGTGTCTGCAATTCCGATGCCAGTTCGAAGGATCTCAAGCGGAAAAGCCAACTTAGCCTCCCATCGCCCGCAGGATCAGGGGGCGCTTCACCGAGGGCTGCTCGAACCACGAGGGCACCAGCAGCCGCCGCACCTCGCCGGGCACGGCCAGCGAGACGTAGTTGAACTCGGAACCCATGAGGCGGATCTGCGTGTCCATGTCCTCGACCGAGGTGCCCTTGCTCTGGAAGGAGACGGCCACGGACCCGGCGCGAACCGAGGCCACGCCCTGCTTGGCCGCCTCGTTATCCGCGATGAAGTTGGACCCGGCCAGCATCTGGTAGGCCCACTCACACTGCGCGTCCTTCAGGGGCTGCGTGATGGAGGCCGCGCCGCTCTCCGCGATATCAAACCCGTTCCGCGTCTGCATGCCGCTGCGGGGCCACGTGAGCGCCTGCACGGCATCGACCGCCGAACCAGTCCACGTGAAGTTGGCGTCGAGGGCGCGGGCCGCGTGGATCAGCGCCGCTTCCTTCTGCGCGTCCGTCGCGTCGAGCACGGACTGCACCACCGGCAGGCGGTTCTCCGCGTAGGCTTCGAACTCAAGGAGGGTGGCGTAGCTGTTCTGAGTCGCTGCGCCGGGAGTCGTGTCAAGGGCCATTACTGCTCTCCGTATTTGGCCATGATGGAGGCCAACTGCTGATAGTGCGTAGCGAAACTCACCATCGTTGGAACCGGCGGGGTGATTTGCGCCCCACCCATCATAACACCAACGACCCGGCCTTTCCTATCGACGATGGGACCCCCGGACATCCCTCGGAGCCCCGGGGCCGTCACGACCTGCACGGTCGTATCGTCCACCTCGGCGGTATCGGCCATGTGCAGACCCTCGAAAAACAGCAGGACCGGAGGCGTGCTGAACCCGAGGACGAGCACCTCATCCCCGCGTAGAGGCGGGGGTCCGAGGCGCAGCGCGGGTTGCCCCTTGGCTGCCTTCAGCACCGTCAGGCTGGAGTCCCCGGGAATGGCCTCGACAATCTGGACGAGAGCCCCGCCGTTGAGGGTCGTCGTAGGCACGTGGGAAGCATCGAGACAGTGGGTGGCCGTCACAAAGAGGGCCCTCTTCTGATGAATCGAAAACGCCGTGCAGATGCCATCGGCAATCTCCAGTTTGCCGAGGCTCCTTTCCAGCCGGTCAATCGGCCAAGACATGGCAAGGGACAACAGGACCCCCGGCAGGAACAGCGCTCGTCTCATAAGGGAATCACCTCTCGCAGATATCTTACCAGAAAGAGAAGCGGCCGGGCGGGGGTTTCCCACCCCGGCCGCCGGTAGGTCGCTGCGGCTCAGCCGCAGGTATTACGAGTGGAGTTCGTAGACGCCCGAGCGGCTCTGCGCGTCGGAGCGCACGAGCGGCGCACCGATGGCAAAGGCCTTGAAGTTGATCTCGAAGCCGCCGTATTCGTCCCACTGGATCGACTGGATGTTCTCGCCGTTGACCCACGAGGTGACATCCGACGTCATCTGGACCACGAGCACCTTGCCCGAGGGCATGGTGTCCGCCACGCGCACCGCCGCGATGCTGTCGATCTCCTCCAGACGCTGCCGGATCGTCTTGTCCGAGTTCGCCTTGAAGTCGTTCTCCAGCTTCACGCCCGCATCGGTCGGCACGTAGATGATATACGGGCCGAACATGCGGTCGGTGTGCAGCGCCGAGATGGCCTTCAGAGCATCCGCGAGGATGTTCTCGCCCGTCTTGGCCGACTGCGCCCAGTCGCCGTTGGCAATGAACGTGCCGTCGTTCCGGTCCGGGTGCGTCAGGTAGCCGTAGATCGGCAGGCCACCGAACGTCTTCGAGCCGTTGAACAGCATGTCCTCCATCGCCTCGGCCACGACACGGCCAGCCGTGCGGACCTGAGTCGTGTCGAGGGACTCGCCACGCTCACGCGAGGCCGCCAGCACGCGCAGGTTGATGAAGAAGTCCTTGTGGATGATCGGCAGGGGAAGCTGCGCGAGTTCGAACTCCTGACGGTCGTTGTGGCTGCGGCTGATGCCGTCCAGCGAGACCGTCGCGGGGTCCATGTCCGTCAGCTTCTCGTAGGCGAACACCGTCTTGCCGAGGGCGTTCGTCACCGGCTTGACGAGGCCGCGACCCATCAGGTCGGCCACGCCGACCAGCCGGATCTTCGCCTCTTCGAGCAGTGCCTCATCGAAGAACTTCCACTCCTCGTGGCGGAGGGTGTCCGCCGCACGGAGTGCCGAGGTGCTCAGAGCCTTGCCCTCCAGCGCCAGAGCCTTCAATTGGGCGGTCGCCCAACGTCCGGCCGCGCCGTTGAAGAACTGCTGGCCCGTGGAAACGGCACTCCGCAGAGTGCCGACGCGCCCGGCCGCCGCCGACCGGATGCCCTTCGTGTTGCTTCGCTTCGTCGCCATGTTGTTCTCTGTCTCCTGATTCTGCGCTTCGCTGCGCGATTAGAGGAACTCGACCACGATGGCCGTTTCCACGGTGACCGCGCCGCCGGTGCTCTCGACCGCACGCGCAATCGGGTTCGTCGAGCCGCTGGCGTAAGTGCCGTCGCCAGCCGATTCGAGCAGTTCGTCCTCGGAGATGTTCTCGCCCGACGCGACGTAGCCCACGGCACGCTCGCCCGACTTGAACACGCCGACCTTGACGTAGTCGCCGGACGCGTAGTCCGCCGACACCGTGCCCGAACCCTGACGCGTGTCGTCGATCCCCGCGCCCAGTTCGTCACGCTCCAGAGCCACGGCCTTGGGGACGAACCCCGTGCCCGTCTGCTTGGCGATGTCCGAGATGCCCTTGACGAGGTATCCCGGCTTGATCGTTTCGGTGGCCGCACCGTCCTCGTTGACGATGGGGCAGCCGACCTGCACCACACTTCGCTTCGTCGCCATCTTGCTGTCTCCCTCTGCCGGTCCTGCCCGGCTGCTAGTTGTTCAGTTTCAGTTCCTGCCGGGTTAGCTGCCGGGCGTGAACTGCTGCCCGCCACTCGGGCGGATGCTGACATCGGCTTCGAGCCCGCCGTCCACCGGCGCGGTCGCGGCCACGTTCGACACGAACCCGGAGAACATCCAGACGGCTCCGTCCGGGTATTCCAGATCGTATCGGTCCTTCGAGCCGCTGAGCCACGCTTCGAGCAGGCCGGTCAGCGCATCGTGAGTCGCCTCGCCCGAGGGGAGGAAGCCCAGTTTGAACTGAAGCTCGCCCTTCCGGCGAATGCCCACGACGTAGCTGTCGTCGTCGGAGTTGTGATTCGTCGTCTCGATGGGGTTGCGGGTCAGCGCGGGCGGGGTGATGTCGCGGAGTTCCGCGATGGCAGTCCCGTTCCGCTTGATGATCGTTCCCTGCGCGGAAATCGCTACGGATTCGGCCACGGTCCCCCCTTAATGCTTCTTCTGCTGGAACTGCGCCACCAGATCGATGGGCGCAGGAGCAGCCGCGTTGTCCGTCTGAGCCGCACGCGGAGCCTGCCCGGCGAAGCTGACCGTCTTGGCACCCGAGAGGGCGACAAGCTGATCGAGTTCCGTCTGGTCCTTGCCCGCAAGCTGCTCGTCGGTGAACTGGCACTTGCCAGTGTCCTTGAGCGCCTTGATCGTCGCGGTCTTGCGGGCCGCCTCGGCAGCCACGAACGCATCGTAGGAGGCCACAGCCGCCTCGTCCGCCTTCGCAGCCTTCAGCACCCCGATGGCCTCGGCCAGCGTCTTCGGCTGCACCGGAACCTCGACCTGCTTCTCGACGATCTTCTCGACTTCCTTCACCACTTCCTTCGGGGTGACGGCGGTTTCGAGCGCAGTGATCTGCTCGTCCGTCGCACCTTCGAGGAACTTGGCGTTCTCCTCGGTGAAGCTCGCGCCGAGCTTCGCCAGAAGAGCCTTCACTGCATCTCGCATGTGAATTTCCTTGTCCGGCTGCTTGTTCCCATGACATCCGCACGGAGCAGCCTCTCCCGTGCCGGAACCTTCTTCGAGCGGCTCATACCGCCCAACGAACTCAACCTCAGTGGCGGTATCACCAACCGAGACGGTGCCATCATCAGCCACCGTAAATGACCGCTGCCGGAGGGGCCGGAGACCACCGGCCGGGGGCAGCACATCCCCGGGGGAGGAGTAGTCGACGTCGTAGACGACCGTCCCCTCCTCGGGGTAGAAGTCAAGAATATAGCACATGCGGCCTTCCTTGGCCTGCAGCGCCTTGCGAAGCCGGTCCTCGATCTCCCGGGCCCCCAGTTCGTCGCCGGACTTCGCGGCATCCCGAAGCACCGACTTCACCCACGCCATGACGCTCATACGATCTCCCTCTTCTGCCCGGCGCTTGGCCGGGGAAATCCCGAGGGGGCCCAATGGGAGGGGACCGCCAACCGGGGTGACGCTGCTCTTCGGGGCCTTCGGCAGCAGCCGGGCGGCCTTCTTCGGCGGGGTGAAGCCCCACTGAGCGAACGCCCGGTCGAAGCCGACCCACTTGCCGTTGCGATCCATGCCCCGGTTCGCCAACTCGTATCGGGCGACCTGTCGGCCGGAAATCTTGCCCTTGGCCAGCGCCAGCACGTCCTTCGTCTTGCCGGTCTGGAGCGGCCCGAGGAGCTTCCACGTCGTCGTGTTCTCCTCGTTGCCTGCCACCTCACCCCGGGTCTTGGCGGAGACCGGCCAGATCTGCTTGGCCTTGTCGAAGCCCACCCACTCGCCCTCGCGGTCGAGCCCACGGCTGGCCATCTCCAGCCGGGCGACTTCGTTGTAATCCGCCTTGCCGGTCGCGACCTGCGTCAGCGCGTCCCGGTCGGTGATCTGCGCCAGCCCGTTCAGCTTGGCCTCCGTGGAGTTCTCATCCTTGGCGGCCTCCTGATAGTTGACTGCTTCCTGCACCGGGCGCGGCAGCGATCCTCGGCCCATCGGGCCGCCTCCGCCGCCACCGCTGGACCACATGCCCTTGTCGTCGCGGGGCTGGTCCGGGTCGAAGCCCGCCGCCCGCATCGATTCCTGCAAGGCCGCTCGAACGCCGCAGCCCATCGTGATGCTGCAAGCGCCCGTGTGCCCCGAGGGGAGCAGGGCGAGATGGTCGGGGGACATACGCTTCCACGTGCCCTTATACTTCCGGCCG